GGAATGATATCTACTTTATCATAATCTTCTTTTTTAGCAGTTGCTGGAGCATCAAAGTCTGGTAGATAGTCATATGCAGGAGCTGTGTAGTCTCTAACCAAAGTGGCAACTAATTTAAACTCTTGTTCCATTGAAGCATGAACACGGGCTTGTACAGCAGACATTACTTTTAAGGTTCTTTCTAAAATAGCAAGTGTAGTACCTACTGGTGCATCACCACTCATACCTTCAAGTTTAACATCGGCTACTGCAGCTAATCTACGACCTTCTTCTACTACGTTTTGCAGTAAAGTAAAGAGTGTTTGACTAGGCTCTTTATAAGGCAACATCATAATGTTATCTTTGATGTTAGCAGAAGGAACGTCTACATCTCTAAACTCACCTGGCATAATAGGCGTATCATCGCCTTTAATTCTAAGCCCTCTAGACTTAAGACCTCCAGGAAGATTTGATAACGTACCAGCGTCAATTAGTTGCCTAACAATAGAAGTAGCAGATTTAGCAAAACCACCAATAAGATGGATAAGGCCGTAGCCATAAGCGCCGAAACCGGGTATATAAGTGTATTGTACAAAGTGCTGTTTAGCTTGCTTAAGTGGGTCATGTTCATCCCAATTCCGTCTAATAGATAAAATCTCTTGTGTACTACTTTCAATAGTCACAATGTAAGGCAGTGCTATGCCTGTTTCTTCTTCAGTTTCGTCATCAATATCTTCAAAGCCTACAAGGTCTAACTCAACCTGCATTTCTAATAACTTATACCTATTGTCATAAGTCGCTTTGTAACCGCTTGACTCATCTTTGCGTTGTTGTACATCATCTAAGTCTTTAGAAGGCTCACCTAAGTCCACATCTCTATAGAACTCAGCATACTGTAGCTTTTTAATATCATTCTTAGTCTTACGCATTACGTGGGTTAGACGCTCTGCGGTACGCGCATCACTTGCACCATACGGAATATAAAGATCTTCAGCAGGAACAAACATACTAACTTGTCTATTTTTAGCAGGGTCAAAGTACACCTTTTTAAAGGCTGCTCCAGCTAGAGCTAGTGACCATAACATTTTCTCATGCTCAGGTCTAAACTCAGTCATTTTCTCAGTCAACTGATAATTCATATCTTCTACAACACGAGCTGCTGCTTTTATAGTATCTGGATCATCTTTACCAACGATCTTAGCTTTTACAGGACCTTGAGCTGGAAATGTTTCTGAAATCATTTCAGATTGAAAACGAATAGCTGCTTCAGTTAACATGGGGTGATATACACCACAAGCACCTTGCCATGGCTCAGAGCGATCTTCTATCTTAAGACCTAATAAATCTAAGCCATCTATATAGGTAGACTCCCATTCTTTACGAGCGTTCTTATCATTATTAAAATCATCTAATAAGTCGGACACTAACTCAGCCATATCTGACTCGTCCATGTATTCCGCAAGGTTAGCATCAAACCCTGGCTCTTGGTCCATCTCTACTTCAGCTTCAGTCTCAATAGGTTCTAGTGGATCACCAATATCAATCTCTATTGGAGCGTCATCATCTTCCATTAAAAACGGACTTTGTGGTTGCATAGCTTTAAAAATGTTACTTGGTACTTCTGACATATTAGAATCCTTTAGTGTTTGTTATTTACAATTAAAAACTTGACGAGTAGGGGTAGAATTTTCAGAAGTGCAAAACTGCGCCGCACCAAAATCAGTATTCTCTATTTTGTCTTTAGCTTTACTCTCCGCAATAGTTTGATACTGCATGTTACTGGTAGCATCTATCCCACCACGAGCAAGGGCGCAGATATGATCTACAATGTACCCTTTACGTCCATGCGGATAGCCTTGTTCTTTATCAAATTGATGCTTAACTGCAGGATTTCTGCAGGTGCTAGCCTCTGCGTCTAAGGACGCAATAATACCTATGGCACAGACTACACAGGCTATAATCAGCATTTTTGCAAATACGATAGGGGAAAATTTCAAGCATACCTCCTTAATTTTAGTAATAGCTAGCACGTTTTTTAATCATCCAACTATCGTCATCAATATCTTTATCCTTAGTAGAACCTATGAACCCTCCAGAACGGAACCTTGCAAGTGCGAGTGATACAGCATCCACAAAGTCATCATTTCTACCAGAAGGAAACGAAGCTACCTCATTTATCACTTCATCAGCCCAGCGGGTAGGTGGTGCCCATACTTTACCAGAAGCAAACATATCTGACACTGCATTAAGTCTTGATATCTTATCTTGTCCTCGTGATGGAGTAAACTCTTGCACTGGTATGCCCATACGTCTTAGCTCGTATATCAGTGGCCCGCCCGAAGCTTTCTTTTCTATTATAACCCCATCAGGTTCCCATTCTTTATAAAACTCTAATGTGCGGGCTTTAAGTTCTGGAAATTCCAATCGCTCTCGCCAAGCTTCTAAAAGGATAAGGTTTGGTTGATCTCCGTCTTCAGGATTATTCCACACACCAAAGATAACAATAGCACTATAATCCGCACTAGTCTTTTTCTCAAAGGCCGTATCCATAGACATTAATAAAAACTCACATTTAGGTGGTTCTTTCTCTGTCCATTCTTGCCACCATTCACGTTTAATAATCGCCGTAGCTTCTGATGTGGGTTGTTGTTGATATTGAGCTTGCCATTTACCTACTGGAATTTCAGCACGTACCGCTTCTAGTTCTTCTACACTCCAAAACTCAGGCCATAGGGGTTTACCGCTGGGCAATATGGCAGGGAACTCTACCACTTCCCATTTATCCCCTCCATTCTTAGCCGAGTGCTCTAGTATCTGTCCTGTTAAATCCGCGAGACTCCATCGAGTCATAACGATAATTATAGCCCCCCCAGGCTGTAACCGCTGCCTTGGCCCTGATGAGTACCAACTAAACACCTTATCGTAAATTTCAGGGTTGTACTGGGCTATTACCGCATCGCCTTCCGAATGAGGATCGTCAATAATGAGCAAATCAGCCCCACGCCCAGTAACGGTACCGCCAACACCAGCAGCAAAATACTCGCCATTGTAATTAGTATTCCACCTACCCGCCGCCTTGGAATCGGTGCGGAGTTCCACCTCTGGAAATATTCGTCTATATTCATCTGAGTTTACTAAGTTACGCACCTTACGACCAAAACCTTCAGCTAACTCTCCTGTGTTACTAATTTGCATAATCTTTTTCTTAGGAAACTGCCCTAAAAACCATGCAGGTAATAAGTAAGAAGCAAACTCAGATTTAGTGTGTCGAGGTCCTAGGTTAATAATAATTCGTTTCTTTTCACCACGAGCAACCGCTTCAAATAGTTTAGCAATTCTTCTATGATGAGCACCACTAATAAAATCAGGCCACACCGAATTTGTAAAAGCTAAAAAATCATGGCGTGATACCTCACGTTCTTTACGGGTATTTAATTCTTGTATAACATCAAGCAGGGCAGCTTTTTCTGCCATGGGTGCAGCACTTATAAGTTCTTCTATGTCTTCCGGACTAAGGTCTTTAAACACGAATAACTTCTCCCTCAATCAATCTCTCAACATCTTTAGGGGTGTCTTTATTTAAATAACGCTGCATAGCCTGGCGTAAAGTACTTTCTAATTCATCACTAGACTTGTGGGTAATACTTAACTCAGTTTTTAGAACCATTAAACCTACGGTGCTGGTCTTAGCTAAAGTATCTAATGCGGGTTTGCTTATCTTAGGGTCTGGATCATTTGCTTGGCCTACCAATTTAGTAAGCACGAAGTTCTGCCATTGTCCCTGAGTAGTGGGTAAGTCAAAGTTATACTGCCCGAAATGAGCTTTTAAGTATCGTTCAGCCGCCAATGATGGCGCGGGGGTTTCTTTAGTGCCTGTCTTAGCTGTCTTTTCAGCCCAAGCTTTGTCTGCTTTCGTGGTATGTAAAGGCATATCGTCAGGTAGATTTTGGGCTTGAAATTTTAGGTCAGCGAAAACCACATGGGGATTAGCACTAGGCTTGCCCACTGGAATATCAAAATCTGCTAAGGAATTATCTTTAGGTTTGGGTTTATGTCTTGTCATATCTCGCAGAACTTTTAGTTCAGATGCATGGAAGCGTATAGCATGTTGTTTTAAGTGTCAAATTTTTTATTATTATTTTTGGGTGTATTGTTTTAAAAAGAGACGGGGGGGGG